TGGTACTGACCATAGTTGATCATTTCCCTAGCCCTGATCTCGCAGAACCAAAGAGCCATAACCATATCGGTCTTACCTTTGGTAGTGGGTGACCAAGTAATCAATTGCTCTATTAGAGATTTGACATTCTCAGTCTGATCACTAGGTAACTTAATTAGGTTATCTCGGTGATGCTTACCATCGGCCTGCTTAGTGCCAAACAGTGTAGACATAGAAGCTACACCGAATCCTGCATCCCATTTATTATTGCCAGTATGGTGTTCTCTTAGGATTACACCACGAGTAGCAAGATGTTGACGGATGCCCTCATCTTGAGTTAAGAATGATTGAAATGCGTTACGCTCTACGATCCACTCAGAAGGTTTATAGATCTCAGTCCAGTCAAAGATTAATTGTCTAATTTGTGCTGGAGTCGGGCGAGTAATCTTGATAACATCAACAATATAACGTTTATGGGAAGTACGATCAATTGCGTAGCAAACAGCAGCAGTGTCACCGACCATTGCAGGATCAAGACCACATATAAAAGTAAAACCCTGCATATCCTTTGGATGACCTGGGTAACCTGCATTTAGTGGACCACTCTTTCGCATACCATCAATAGATCCTCTAACACATACAGGATCAAATACTGCATCATCTGATATATCTTGTTGCTGGTAAATCAAGGCCCAAGTAGAGGCATCCATTGATTGACGTTCATTAAATAAATTTCTACCAGACCAGCGAGGGTATAGACCTTCCTCGTTCTTGTCTGCTTCCTCTTGCCCATCAAAGGGTTGATCAGAGGCTGGCCATAATGTAGTCCACTTATCGGGATCCTCATTAGACTCAAGTAATGCTGGCATTGCCAGATAGGTCCAAGGTACTAGACCACCAGGGTATCTATCAGGATTGCGTAACTCTTTGTATAGATCTACGGAGGCTACACGGGTACCAATAATAATAAGTTTACCGGTAGGGTTAAGACGAGATCTAACATCTTGGGTTAACCACTTGATCTGTCGTTCAAAGTCATTAGCATTGGATAGAGTTACAGCATCATCTACTATAATCATATCTGCTCGTTTACCGTAGATCTGACCACCAATACCGACTGCTTCTAGGTTGGGATCTTTCTCACTGGATTCACGCAACTCATCCCCGAAGGTAACACGAGTTGCTTGCCAGGAGGCGCTCTTAGATTTAAAGCCTACCCCTGCAGCGTAAGCTGCTTGCAACTGCTCATACATTGGATGAGTCAAACGTTGCTTTATAGCGTATAAAAAGTCCCCAGCTAATCTTTGAGTCTGAGAGACTATTAGAACTCTAAAGTTTGGATTCTGACATAGTAGCCAGGTCACATAGTCAACTGTAATGGTAATTGACTTGGCGTGATTGGGAGGTATGTTTAAAAGTATGCGGTTGTTATTTAGACCCTTTTCATACTTCATACTGGGATGAAGCCAAGATGGATCTCTACCCTCTATTACATCCACCAAGTTTTGTTGATGGGGGAAGGTCTGGTTATGAAGGAAGCGTTGCCTAAACTCTGCGAAGGTTAACTCTCTAGTATCATCGGAAGCAAAGTTTTTTTCTCTAAGACCTAACCTAGTTCTATCTACCTTGTCAGAGAAGACCTTGTCAGTTCTGCGGTAGTACTCGTAGGTCTTCATAGATTTGCCGGCGGAGGCACAGGCCTGCTCTACCGTCATACCCTCTGCTACACAATTTAAAATTATTCGCTTTGCGATGTCTGCTGAATTCTCAGCCATTAGATTCCTCTTGTGGATAAAGCTGTGGATAAGTCCCGTAATTGAAATTTTTAATTTTATACTAGGCAGAGAATGATTATACTGGATCAGATAATCTATTACACCTGCCGCTTTAGCGTAGCTTGAAAAACTCCCGAAGGAGCCACAGCGACTGAGGGGTAAAACCTCGTCTCGCCCTTAGGGTCTCGCCGAGGTATCAACCGAGGCGAGGTGGTCGTAAAACTAGAGCGGGTTCGTTTTACTCCCCTACTATATATAAGGCGGGAAATTAACTCCATTTCCCGTTTTTTGGTAAAAAATCTTTATAAATGTGATCAACCTCACTAACAAAGTATATCAAATCGGACATTACGGACATCTACGGTGGTAGTCCTGGGTAGCTTCACTTTAGTCAAAATATTTAGAACGGGTACATACACTAGAGACTAAAAGAATTAAGCATAGGGGGGTTGGTTTTCTGCGGGAAGTGAGCGTAATCCGCCACAATCTGGGGAGATTATTCCCGCCTACTGTGGGGAATTGTGGATAATTGTGGGGGATGTAGTTAAAGCCTGAGGGCGTGCAACATATACGGCAGGATACGACACTCTCCCCCATCTTTAAGGATTCAATCTGCCCATCAATTAAGAGCCAACCCCAAACCCTTTGCCCCACCTGATCGCCTCTCTATTGCCAACCTCGCCCCACTTTTAAAGCTCGTGGCATTTGTCCCATTTGCCTGGTATGTCCTATTTGCCCCTTATGTCCTAGCTGAAAAACACAACCTCAAACCTATGATAGACAAGCAGACTTTCTGCTATCCTTTACCTATTGGGGAAACGCCCCAAACGGAAGGAATAAATGCAACGATACAAAATAGAGATTAAATTCACCGCAGATCGTGAATTATCTTTTGATGAGTTGGTAAATCTTGATAATGCGATAAATCTTCAAATTGAAGAGCCAACCGATTATGACCAAAATGATGAAACTTATCAAACAAGCGAAATTACCTACTATATCCAAAGGGAGAATAACTAATGAATCAAAAAGAATGGGCGCAAAAAGTAGAAGAGGCAACACAAGACGCACTCTTTGAATTTTGGGCAAAAGTTGTTGAGATCTTTCCTGAGGCTAAGGGCGGAGATTTCCCACCTGACTTAACCTTTGAGATGGATTTAACTATGGAGAAAATGTTGCACAGTTGGCTTTACTACAACCACCCAACCTACTCAAAGGAGAATGAATAATGATTAAGTGCCTGACTTGCCAAAAAAGAGTTAGAAATACCGAAATGAATAAGGGATTTACTTGCAATAATTGTACCGAATTCCTTTCTCGTTTTGGGTATCAATATCAAGACGGCGAAAAGATCAACACCTACATTTTAAGAATTAAAGAAACTTTGGGGGTTAAATAATGAACACCGAAGAAAAGTTTGTGAAGATGATGGGCGAAAACATAAACGGATGGATGTCTTCTTATTATGAGGCTTTACCATTCATCGCTGAATTAGTTATAGATGGGAAGGTGGATTTAAAGCCTGATACCGATCTAGATCAATTAAGCAAAGACCTTGCCGAAAAGTATCTTGCTTTTGATTTTGATACCTTTTCCACCGTTCTATTCTGCTTTACCCATCTTGCCCAACCATTAACCCTTGATGTCCTAGATTCTTACGGGATTGCTTTGGATGATCTTTGGGATATCGGATTAGATCGTCAGGATTTGGAAGATTTATTTCTTAACAAACCTAAAAAGTGCGCCGAATTGCTTTTAAAGGCACAAAAAGAGTTCCAACCCGTCTACAACTAGACCGAAACACCCCGAAAGGGGTGTCGGGGTGTATCTCACCCCCTGACGAGGTCAGCAAACGAAAGGAAAGGCAAGAAATGAACGAAACAAAAAAGAAAACGCAATTTCTTTGCGAGTGCAACGGTTGCCGAAACTATCCAACCCGCCCTGCTGAGGTATGGCACGAGGGTCAAATCCCTAGCAAAGAGAAAGGCACTTACTACTTTACGCCTGAGGCTATGCGATTTTTTAATTCTCGCATAGTTGATTTTAAACCTGTTGTGGTTTCTCGCCCTGATGTGGCGAGTTTGTTCGTTATCGTATCCTCAAAGTATGGCGCAGATAGCGTGCGTCATTATGAGGTGGTAAGCCTTTGCCCATACGGAACGATTAACCGCAATTCCCAAAAATATGACACTCTAAAACAAGCCCGCAAAAATTGGGATATGACTACCCAACCTGCCCCAATTTGTGATTGCCACGGTTGTCAATTAGATAGGGAAGGCCGTTAAATGCTGACCGATCTAATTTTCAGCTTTGTTTGGGTAATTGGTTTCTTCTTCCTCGCCGGCGGCATTGCCTGGTTAGCTGATCAGCTCGTCAGCTTTCACCTTGAAGGAATGGAAAGAGTAAGACGATTAGAAGAGAAAGAGAGAGAGAGCGAGGGCGCAAAATGATTATCACCTACCAAAGAAATCAAGCGGGGGCGTGGGTCTTGTCTGCGTTTGTGGGAGAGGGGGCGGGCGAGTATCTGCTGACCCGATCTTACTATGACTACACCAAAAGGCAGGCGGGAGAGATGTTTCGGGAAGAGATAAAGAGAGAGGGGGCGAGATGAGCAAATGGATTGCCTGCGGAGCTTTTAGTAATCCCAAAAGGGCAAAAGATTATATTCGTTTTTCTTCCAAAGTAGATTGGCAAACGGAGGAGGAGGCACAAAACGAGGCGAAATTATGGGAGGAAGAGAAACGCTATTCATTTATTTGGGTGGAAAAGATAGGTTAGTGCTTGACTATCCCCGCTTATCACCTATGATAGGCGGTGGTAGTCTTTCACTAAAGGTTAGGGAGAGAGAACGCCAACAAGAGAAAGAGGGAGAGAGTGGAACTAAAAGCTAAGCCTATCTGTGGTGATTGTTTATTACCGATAGATATTTGCGCTCACAAGATAGAGATACTAGAAGAGATAAGGTGGTCAGCCGAACGGTTGATTGAACTAGCGAAAGAGAGAGAGGAACTAACCAAATGAAAGACCTATGCCAATTCTGCGGGTGGGAGATAAGAAAGCCTGAATGGTATAACATCTACGATGGCGGCTTTGCCTGCGATGATTGCTTAATGGATCAGGCGGTAGAGAAAGAGAAGGAGAGTGCAATATGAAAGTGAAAGATGTATTAGAAGCGTTAAATAACCTACCGTTAGAAGCTGACCTAGCTATCCAGTGGTATACAAAAGATAATATAGAACTAAATCTACAAAGAAAGATTACGAGAGAGGTTTGGGAGGATGTCTGCGAGTATGCTTGTGATGAACCAGATATGAGAGATTTCTCTATCCCATACTTATTAGAGAAGATGGAGAGGGAAGATGGGTAATATAGTGGAACTATTTAACGATCAACAGAGAAGGATTACCTTCTACGAGGTATCAGATAGCCAAGATATAGCCATATGGGGCGGAGAAGACCCGATAGAGGCCTTAAAGTGGTATCGTAATAGCCCTAAAGGTAGCAAGGTGAAGGTATCTGAGTGGCTAACCACCGAGGAAGATGCCAAACCTATTTTAGAGGGGGTGGAGATAACTCCACTAGTCCTTGCTACAATAGCTGACTGTATAGAGAGATGGAGTAAATGAGTAAGTTAGAAAAGAGATTACAAAGTGCGGCCGATCAAGCGGTTCGCCAGCGCAATTACCAACGAGCTAGGCAGAGAGCGTTTACGAGGTTAGCTAATACCTACCCTGAGGTGTATCGCTCTTTCCTAGAAGAGGAGAAGATGGCTGATGAAAAGATGGGTAAGAAATGGCTTGATCTTGATGGCAACACTAGCCTTACTGACACAAGGGCATAATAAATTATTTCCACCACCACTAGGTAGAATACCTGATGGTGTAATAGAGAATAGGAAGGCAACACAAGATGAGAAAAATCGTAATAGAAAGCTCGCAAAGGACTACGCTGCGGCTGGTTGGGGCTGGAGTGGGAGAGAGTGGACCTGCCTTGAGTCCCTTTGGACCCGTGAGAGCAGGTTTGACAACTACGCAAAGAACCAACGAGGATCAAGTGCTTACGGAATTGCTCAACTCCTTAGAGAGAAAGACAGCAGAGCTGAATTCCAAATCTTACGAGGTCTTAAATATATTGATAAACGCTACGACTCACCTTGTAGAGCCTGGCAATTCTTTCTCAAGCACAAATACTACTAATGAGTAAACTGACAGGAGTATCCCTCTTCGCCGGTGTCGGCGGCTTTGATCTTGCTATGGAACGCAACGGCGTAGAGGTGGTAGCTAATGTTGAGATAGATAAGCAATGCCAAAAGGTATTGGCAAAGCATTTCCCTAAAGCCAAACAGTTTTCCGATATAACAGATGTGAAAGGAAGTGATTTAATTGGAGCAGGATTTGAACCTAGTAGAGGAATTATCACAGGCGGATTTCCCTGTCAAGACCTTAGCGTGGCTGGAAAGAGGGCTGGTCTTGTTGGAGAAAGAAGCGGATTATTCTGGGAAATTGCAAGACTTATTGAAGAAACGAAAACTGAGTGGTTCATCCTTGAAAATGTCCCTGGTCTTCTTACCTCAAACAAAGGAAAAGATTTTGGAGTGGTCATTGGAACGATGGCCGACATCGGGTATAGCCTTGCCTGGCGGGTGCTTGATGCTCAGTACTTCGGAGTTCCCCAAAGGAGAAGACGTGTCTTCATCGTTGGCAGACGTATTGGAGACGGACTCAGTTCAGCAGAAGTATTATTTAAGTCCGAAGGCTTGCGAAGGAATACTACGCAGAGCAAACAGGCGGGGCAAGACACTGCCACCAGCACTGCAAGAAGCGTTAACCTTGCAAGCGGAAAGACAATAGCTAACACTATACCTGCTGAGCTTTATCATCACGGGTCAGTAGTAAATCAAGATGCTAATAATGGCCACGTTGTAATTGAGAATCCATTAGTCGGAACACTACAAGCACGAGACTATAAGGGGGTTGGCAACCAGTATGTCGCAGAGAACAAACTTGTGGTGGAACAAAAGTAGAAGAGCGCAGACCAATGAAGATTATGAAACTTGGGTGGAAGGCGGCGTTGTGCCTACTCTAAACGCATTTGATAATGGAGATACAAGAGCTACTACTATTATATTCTATGGCAATAGAGTTGCTGATATAAGATTACAAGATGATAAGATCAATACCTTACAAGCAAGGATGGGAACAGGTGGAAACAATATGCCAATGGTAGCTACTACTCAGGTGCGTAGACTTACACCGCTTGAGTGTGAAAGATTACAGGGATTCCCTGATGGCTGGACAGCAGACCAATCAGATACCCATAGATATAAACAGATGGGCAACGCAGTTGCAGTGCCTGTAGTGGAGTGGATTATTCAAGGTATTACTGATACAATCTAAGTCTTGACCGGTTCTTACCTTTCTCTCCGGTCATAATAAAGAGAGTCTTGCTACCCTTCCAGCAAGGCTCTCTACTTTTTTCTAATCCAATACTGTGAGTTAATAACTAGCGTATCTATATTATCTTTATGGTGATCAACAAATAATAATATGCCAGGGCGAGGTGTCTTAGATGGTGGAAGATCTCTTCCCCAAGTGTAATCATCAAAGGCCATAACACCACCAGTTTTTAGCAGAGGCCAACTAAGTTCTGCATCCATCAACACAGCAACGCTTGTGTGGTCTGCATCAATATAAATAAAATCAAATGACTCTTTGAAATTATCTTGTTGTCTAATCAAGTACGAGGTGGTATCACTAACCACAGATACAACTGATAGGTCTGCTACCTTCTCCTTGTACACCCTCTGGACATCGCTAAAGTCCATCTCGGCGTGGCTTTTCTCATCACTTCCACCCCAAGTATCAACATCAATTAACTTAGATGTATCATCAGTTAAGATGTTATTGCATAACCAAACTGTTGCATCTCCAGTAAATACACCAAGCTGTAAGAAGCGCAGGTTAGGTTTACCTTTATACTCAGCAAGGTAAGTATCAAAATTATTTTGTGCAGTTTGTGCAAACCAATTAGGATACTCAGCCATTACTTATCCGTACTGTAGAAGCCACTACCTTTGAAGGTAATAGAAGGTGCAGACCAAACTCTGCTAGTAGTTTGCTGGCAACAGATAGGTGTCTCTTCAATACCAAAGATAGGTCTTTCAATAGAGATCACACCATTACATACATTACATTTATATTCGTATATCAAAATAGTATTCCATCCTCTAACTTTAGAAACCCTACTAACTTGGTACGACTAGTCTTGTTAGCAAACTCAGTAGTAATAGGTAACCACTTATTCTCCCACTTAGGTTGAGGTATAGTAGATAGATTAAAGCCCCAGATACCTTCAGGTGTAGCGTTAATATACCAAGGTGTAAGAGACCTAATACCTGCTGCCATAATTAAACCCTGATACTTACTCTCCTCAATAAGTAGATCAGGGTAGTGAGTCTTGCGAGACTTCAGTTCTATAAACATCTTAGCTTCTAAAGATATACAATCCCAGTTGTCAAACTCCTCAGACTTTTCTAAATCTGAGTAGTAAAACTCCTTGAGATAGTCAAAAAGTTCCGGTTCTTTTAACTCTACGACCAAGGAGTTTCACCACCCAATTTGTTTTGTAATCTACGCAAAGCAGAGGTAGACCTGCGATCAGCAGTAGATGTAGCACATTCTAAATACTGTGCTACTTGATTTAAAGTAAAGCCATCGTGGTATCTCATCTGAAGTATGGTCTTATCCTCTTGATCTAACTTCAGGTATGCCTTCTTAATATCAATTAGGATAGCTAATAGGTTGCCACCTTCTGCAGGAGTTGACTGTCTACGAGGTGTGCCATCGTTGATCATCTCCTGTGCTTGCTCTAATACTGTGCCATTAACAATAGATGCAATAACAAATGGAATTAGTTGAGCGATAAGTGTTGTATCGTAGAAGGCCTCATCACCTACCTTGTATCCAGCCTTGCGAGCCTTCTCTCTACGAGCATATCTTTCTGCAACTCTACGCATTTGGTAGGCGATACGCCTCTCATTCTGCTCACGCTTCTCAAAGTTTGGTTCATTAAGTAGATCAGTAAACTGTTGACCACGACCAATAGCCCAGAGATAAAGCTCTTGTCTTATATCTTCGGTGTCAACCCATCCTTTAAACTTACGAACAATAACGTAAGTAACTGATGGTACTAACTGATATAAAGTCGGATGTAACTCTGGACTCATTCACAATCCAGTGTCTGTACCTCAGGCCAGTTGTTATCCAATACCATAATTGCAATAGCTGAATAGTTAAGTAGATCAATAAAAGAATCTCGTAATGATTCATTACTTGGTTTAACTTTAGAGTCTACTAAATTATTTATGCGGGCTATCTTGTCCCACATACGCACTCGCAACCCATTGATAGGACCGCCTGGTGATCTTGCTATATTTAAAGGACCGTAATCGTGGTGCTTACTGATAAGTAAGTTACCTGCTGCATCCATAACAGCCCACATATTGGAGATGAACTCATCATCTATTCTCTTATCTTTGGTGGTGCGATCTCCACCGTTCCCTTGTCGTAATCTATCTTGACTATAGAGATCCCTAAGGTCGCCAACCATTCTGCTAATACCTTCAGGTCCGAGTTCTTCATACATTAGGTACTCCAATTGTCCGTTTTGTCTCTTCTATACCCTTTGCTAAGTATAGATCATTGAGGTCTAATCCAGCCGGAAGCGACACGATTGTAGAGTTCATTACCTCCTGAGATACCCTCCTTGAAAACTCTGCCCCAGGATTAGAGCCATCATCTTTAAGATCATTATCACCAATAATATAAATCTTGCCATAGCCAGTAAACATCTTACTAAAGTGGGGTTTCCAAGCAGCAACACCAGGAACTCCAACTGCAGGTATACCTAGTATTGCAGAACAAATGATTGTATCTAGCTCACCCTCACAGATTGCTATATATTCACTAGATAAAATGATGTCATTAACATTATAGAGATGACCCTTCTGTCCTAATGGTGCGCCATACTTAGGTTTGCCATCATCTAATCTTCTAAACTTAAAGCCAACACAGTGTCCTAGTACCGTTATATACGGTATAGATAGCCACCCTTGGTAGTTCTCGTGGGTTGCAAAAGGTTCCTTTATGTAACCTAATGAGTACTGGTCAGCTATCTCCTTAGAGATCCCACGACCTTCTAGAAATGCTACCGCTTCTTCGTTTAGATCTTTGTTGTATTGCACTGCCGCTTCCAGTGATGATTTCAATTGCACGGGCGAGAGCATCTTTGAACTCCATATTCTCTTTGATACTAATAATGTTTACTGCGTTGCCACCCTTACCGCAAGTATGGCAATAGTACAAATTCTCCTGCGTATTTATTACTGCACTTCTCCTACTGTCGCTATGTAAGACACACCTTACAGAGCAAGCCCTGCCTTCTCTTACCTCACCGCCATAGTGGGCAACGATTACTCCTATGGGGATTGCGTTTGCATCAGTGGTGCCTTTGTACCTTTTCTTACGACCCACCCTGGACCAGTCTTGTGTTGACAAGCGCAGTCTCCTTTACATTCTCTGTGTAGAACCTCAGACCTATTGTAATTGTCCTTTGCATTTTCCTGCCCTGCTGACCTACAACTTAGACAAATCATTTCTTATCCTCCAACCATTGCGTTAGATCCTGTATAACCCAAGCTCTGTCTATTCCTGCGTTTCTTCTCTTAAATAATACATAAGATAAAGGCCTAGCAACGCCACGATGCTTAGCATAATTATCAGCTTCCTTTTGCGCTTCATCCCAGAACTCCTTTAGATTTAACTTCTTAGTATTCTTTAACTCAAAGACAAAGGTTTCACCGGCAACTATAACTACTAGATCACCCTCATCCTCACTACCTGATAAGCGTAAGCGTTCAGCCACTACGCCCATCTTTCTAAACCATTTCATTACATCAACTTCAAACTTAGAACCCTTTTGTTTATTGTACTTGGCTGACATTTAGCAGGCTATCCCTTCTGTGCATCTGACCTAGTGCATCAGCATCATTGATCTGACAGACACCATAGTTTACAAATAGAGATACATAATCTGAGCCATCTGCTGTATGTGGACCAAACCTATTCTTAACTACTGCCACCTGTAACTCACTGTTATAAGGACTGTAGTTATAGTTAAGGGTAAGTATTAAAGCAGGCAGTTGAGATACCTTGCCGTGAATAGCCCTACGGTGAGGTGGTTTATTATCCTTACCATACTCAGACTGCTCTGAGACGTGGTGTAATACCATCACACAGGCCTCGGTCTTACGAGCCATATCGTGGAAGTCCACCATAATAGCTCGTAGTCCTGCCCATTCATTATCAGATTCAGCCACCACATTCATCAGGTTATCAACAACAATCAACTCTGGTGGAACTCCAAAGAGTTCAACATAAGCCTTGATCTCTAACTCAATATCATCTAATGATGGTGATGAGTCAAAGACAAACTGTATGTTGGACATACTCTCTAGGTGCTTGTCGTAGTAATGACGGTTACTATTCAAGTTTGTTTCCACCAGTAATTGACTGTGTCCTGATAAGTGAGAGGCTGCTCTCATCATCACTGTTGCTATATCGGTATCAGCCGAGAAAAATAAAGTAGGAACCTTTGCTTTAACTGCATAGATAAGAGCAAACATACTCTTACCAGCATTGGGTGCAGCAGCAACCATACATACCTGACCTCTACGGAATTTGATCTGCCTCTTAGCAAGATCATTCCATACATCAGGTAATGGTGTTGCATTGGTATTACTACCACGCCACGCCCTATTTAAATTAAGCAACGTGTTCCTCTCTAGGTAAAGTAATACCTCTAAGCCTTCTAATTTTAGTTCTCTTTACTGCAGTAAGTCCGCCCCAAGTTCCAAAGCGTTCCTTTTGGATGCCCCACTCAGCACACTCTGCCAAGTGAGGACATCTATTACAAACATTAATTGCCTGTTGAGTATGGACTCTATCTCCGTTTTCTACTTCAGGATAGAAAAACTCCACACCTACTTCGGCACAAGCTGGGTTCTCATAAGTCCAAGGAACCCGCATTAGTTATCTAATCCAGACGGTTTCGCACTTGTCTACCGCACCTTTAGGTGCAGCACACATCCAACCTTTCCAAGGACCTTTCTGTCCTACGCCTGAGCGAAATGCCATTGAGCCGTGCTTACAATCAGGTGCTGCTCCATCTGGTACCACTGTGGTACCACCTAATGCTTTCTTAGCATAGGCAACTGCGCCTGCTGTTGATTGTGCAGTGGCACCAAGTGCAGTGCCGGTTGATGTTATCAATGTTGATACATCAGCGATTGAGGTTAGAGATGCCTCTAACTCTGCTTGATTTGTGGCATAGATATTAACCAAAGTTCCATCAGCTAATCTATAGTTGATCTGAAACTTTGTGCTTTCCGATGCAGCCATTTACTTACCTCCATTATGTTTGACAGATAATCGTAGTGATTCCTGTCCTTGTTTCTTTGGTACAAAGCCGAGAAGTTTCTCAACCTCTTCGGCATCTACTGAACTACGCCCTGTGATAGTGCTCCAAGATATGGATACACCACTGTTTGTTTGTCCAGCAAATCCTTCTAGTGCAGTCTTTAATGACTCACGCTCTTCTGTTAACTCTTTGATCTTTGCATCTAATTGTAAATATTTCAAGGCAGATGTGTCTACTTCAGGATTATCTATGAAGACTTCACCTTCCTTGATACGTTCTTTTTTTAGACCAGTACATCCCATCTCGCCTGTCTCATCAAAGTACTTGCAATAGAACTTGCAGTAGCTTTGATCACGCTCTGGCTCTGGGGCATCTGCGCTCTCTTTAATAGCAGATAGCCAGTTCAAGGCATCCTCTGCTAACTTCGGATCATAAGGTTCTGAATGAACCTTCACATCTCTCTCATCACCATCTCTGGCAATGGCTACTAGATTAACAGTTCTGGGTGTCCCCTTGCCAGACTTGTCAAGTAAGTAGCCATATACCTGAACTTGCCAACGCTGTTGTAGCGATGGGAAGTAAGATAGATTCTTAACCTTAACGGTTTTCCAATCTATCACATCTCCTGTTTCTGGTATATATAAATCTATATGGGCTTTCATTCCATTGTACTCAACAGATGTTTCAACCCAGTACTTCTCACCCTTTGGATCTGCAGTTGCAATTGCTTTTTCTATCTCAGCGTGGATAGCAGTACCCATAATAGCTGACAACTTTAATTCGTTATCATTAGTTTCAGGTTGATCGTTAAGACGATACCAAACTTTTCTACGGCAACCACCTAACTCTGATGGACCTACCTGTGTCTGTTTAGATCTAGCCCTACCAGCATCCTTATCCCGTAGTACTTGTAATAGTAATTCTTTTGGGTCGGTCATATGGACATCCATCCTTCATACTGTGCATCAGGATTGTCCTGTAGCCACTGTGCTCTCATCTTGTTTTGTTCCTCCCAGTTAACATCTGTATCTCTACAGGCCTTTATACCATCCTCATAACCTTTTTCATAGGCCTCTTGGACAGCAAACTTCCTAGTCTTATTCATTGTTCCTACTTAGTGAATTGTGTTTTGATACTAGCAGTACCACCACACCAAACGTTGTATTGGATTGCTATGTTGATAGCTTTCTTTGCAGCACCAGTTGCTTTTGTATGTGTCTTAGTATCATTCTCTAGTGCAACCAATGCACCAAGAGCTAATGAACCACCTGAGCCTATGCCGTATAGATTTCTATCATCTCGCATATACCCGTAGTCATCACTGATCTGGAATAACTTTCCATTAAAACAAATTAAAGCATCCCAACCAGCATCATCATCATTCTTACCCTTAGGAGCAGGGTCATACCCTGCCTCAGTTAGAGTTTGTTTAATAGAAGGTAGAACTCTGATCATCATAAATCTATCAGGATCTTGTGTCTTGATTACCTTTGGTGGTTGCCATAGATTATTAAGAATATCCCCAGCAATTGCATCACCGGCAACAGCAATTAAATACTCATTGACTTTAACAATTTTGTCATAGCCTTTAGCTATGTAAGGTTTATCTGTATATGTGGTCATTGAGTCTGCTGCAAGAACAGCCCAACCCTTACCCTGTATACCAACAATTGCCGTCATAATTGCCCTTCTTTTATCTTGGCTTAATAATAGCACTACTTATAAAAAACGCTGGGATGTTTAAACGACACGCCGTGGAGGCATCGTTTCTCTTTACTAGTCCAAGAATGTGTACCATATGAGCCGTGAGGCGAATTACGGTACGGGCGGCGCTTTGAAGCGCCGCAGTGGTACAGTCAGTATGTTCCGTCTACCAAACCTGCGAAAAAATAAAGAG